GAGCCAGGTTTTATTTGGCTAGATGTTGCTCGTAATTATGGCCGTCTTGCAGATGCTCCTGATTATAAGGATACTCGCATTATGGGCTTCAATCCTTGTGCGGAGCAGCCATTAGAGTCATACGAACTTTGTACACTTGTAGAAGTGCACCTAAATCGTCATGAATCTAAGGAGGACTTCCTCAAGACATTGAAGTTTGCATATCTTTATGGAAAGACTGTAACCCTAATGCCTACACATTGGCAGCAGACAAACGGTATCATGCAAAGAAACCGTCGTATTGGAACATCTCTTACAGGCATTGCTGCATTTGCTGATGAGCATGGTCTTCCAACAACTCGTGAATGGATGGACGAAGGGTATAACAAGATTCGTCATTATGACCACCAATATTCAGAGTGGCTTTGTGTTCGTGAATCAGTCCGTGTAACAACAGTTAAGCCATCAGGATCTGTATCACTTCTTTCTGGCGCTACTCCTGGAGTTCACTGGGGCCCTGGAGGAGAATTTTATCTTCGTGCCATTCGTTTTGGAAATACAGACCCAATGCTTCATCTTTTCAAAGCAGCGGGGTATAAGGTTGAAGACGACTTAGTATCAGCAAATACCTCAGTAGTATACTTCCCAGTTGCATCAGGACATAAGCGTTCTGAAAAGCAGGTAAGTCTATTTGAAAAAATTGGTTTAGCAGCAACTGCCCAAAAGTACTGGTCAGACAATGGTGTTTCTGTAACTCTATCATTTGATAAAGAAGAGGAAAAGAAGTTTGTTGCTCCAGCACTAAACATGTATGAAGGTCAATTAAAGGCAGTTTCATTCCTTCCAATGGGAAATAAAACATATCCTCAGCAGCCATATACAGAGATCACAAGAGAGCAATATAACTCTTATGTTGGCACAATTGGAAAGATTGATTGGTCTGCAATTTATGACGGCAAAGATAATTTAGACGCTGAGTCTGAAAAATATTGCTCAACAGATGCATGTGAGATTAAGTTATATTAAGCCTCATCCTGCTATAATAAGGGTATAGGAGAACAATGTCTAACCCATCTAATTTATATGCAGAAAAGATCTTCAGCGAGCATCCTCTGGCTCTTTGGGCTTTAGACGATAAACTTGATTATATTAGCCTAATCACTGAGGCTCAAAGAAATATACTTGGCTTATGGAGCGAGACTGGTTGCACACTTTCTTCAGGTACAGGGTTTTTAGGTGAACCATTCCCAAATAGTTATAACACAAAGGTTAGTTGTGATATACCAGTTGGGTTAACCAATGAAGCAATACTAAAAAGTCCAGAGATTGTAAATTTTCAAGATCTAGACTTATCGCTTGGTACGTTTTGTATAGGAACACACTTTTACTCAGCCAGCGTTTATCTTGAGTCTATATCTATTGGATATGAATATACAGACACAACAACATCTCAAGTAGTTCAAAAGTTAAAAACATTTAATACATCCATATCTAACCAGTGGGGTTTTGTCTCAGAAACATTTGAAATACCAAATGAAAATACCAACATAAGGTTAATTATTAAAATAGTAACAAATACTGGTGGAGATAACATTAATGATTATGAGTTTTACATAAATGGATTATCTTTTGGTCAGTGGTCTGAAGACTTTAATGTTGTATCTTTAGGAATTACAACAGAGGCTTTTCCAGCAGGAGTTGAACTTACAACAACAAACACAGTAGTAGAAGCACCAGCATATGGAATTTCTTCGGACACTGGATATTATCTAGTAAATGAAAATTCTATGGTTGCAAAAAATACTGGAATCCCGCTAGTCTTTGGTGCATCCAGTGTTACCAAACTTTTACCAAATGGAAACGATCCATCGTTTATTATTCCTGGAAAAGGTTTGTTGCATGAAAAAGGAAGGTATAACGATTATACTATTGAGTTTTGGGCAAGGATTAGTTGTGACTCAAATCTACCCAAAAGAATCTTTGGACCAATAGCAAGTCAAGACGGTATATATGTAGAGGGTGGATTCTTAACATTACTTATTGGTGGCAACTTTGCCTCTCACTTTGTTGGAGAATGGTTTAGACCAATGCTAATTCACCTAAGAGTTATTTCTAATAATGCTACTATTTTAATAAATGGAGAAGAGGTAATTTCTTTAGATTTTATAACAGAGTCAATTGCATTGCCAGTTTTAGATGGCGAAGACTGGCTTGGGTTTTATGCACATGAAGATGTGTCACCAATAGAAATTGACTGCATAGCAATCTATTCATATACTGTTCCAAACATTGTAGCCAAAAGAAGATATGTTTATGGACAGGGTGTTGGATCTTCAGAAAGTATTGACTCTGCATATAGTGGAACAACTGCTGCAATTGACTACTCATTTGCTGACTATACTGCTAACTATAATTATCCAGATTTTGCACAGTGGCAACAGGGATCTTTTGATAATTTAGCAACTACCGCAACATCTTTAACTACTCCACAGTATTCTCTTCCAACTATTTTTACTGGTACAAAAACATTGCAAGATTTATATGACGACTCAAAGTCTTTATATGATAATCTTACAAGCGGAGACTTAGGAACAGATAGCCATTTTATTTGTTTAAATCCAGACTCTTCTTGGGACTCAGAAGGATCGCACTTTAACTTTCCAAACTTTAATATATTAAATAGTCAAGTAGCAGCACTGTATGGTGTCTTTCAGGTAAATCAGGAGGGTAGCGGAACAGGTGAACAAGAAGAGATACTGTTTAAGATCTATAGTCCTAGCACAGGAAATTACTTTTCAGTAAATGTAGATGGTTTAGAGATTGTATACTCATTGTTTTACAGCGGTATTTTACAAGAGATTTACCGTACAGATACATTTGCAGTAGAAGAATTGTTTGCTGCAGGAATAAATATACAAGACCTTGTAAACACATTTGGTGGAAACGTTGCAACATTTTTTGGAAATCAGAACTCTTTAAGTCTTTATGTTGGTGGAGATAATAACAAAGATAAAACCTTTAAAGGATTCATACACTGGGAGCGGTGTTGAAACATCAGAAAACGCCTTGTCTTTACTATCGCATACTGCTAGTTATACTCTTCTTCCAACATACTCTTACGACAAACTATTTTTAGATATAGGTGTTTCTGGATCTTGGGAAGACTATATGCCTTTATCTTATTTTGCACAGTACGTACAAAATGATATTGGTAACTCTTTTTACGACTTAGACTTTTTACAGTTTAATATTGGATACCCATCACCATCTAGCCTTTTAGAGTCAGAGACGACTGGAAGTTGGACATATGAAGACTTGTTAACAGAGTATTCTCTTCCAGCACAAAGGACTTATCAGCAACTAGACAATGCTCTGTTTACTGGATGGAATAACTATCAAGATCTTAAAGAACGTGCACTTAAGTATTACGAATATAATACTCAGGATGCAGCAATAAGAAGTTATGTAACTTTTCAATATATACAAGAGGGTGCAAACAGACCACAAGAAGCATTTACTACAACTGTGCCAGCAAAAGAAAATGCAATTGTAGACGTTTCTGAGTATTCATCTTGGGCAACAACAAAATTTGAGGTTGTTGATAATACAATTATTTATCCTAGAAAAGATGTTGATTTTAATGATTTAGCAATTGTTTATCACCTTGACTTTAACATAAGGGGAATACTAACAAAGCCTATTCTTTTAAGAAAACTAGAGGTTGCATCTAAAGCGCTAAACGATAACTCATTTAATCCAGTAGGTACAAGATTTGGAACAAGTTTGTTTCCTTACAAGAGATCTGGAATATACTTTGACTATAAATCAAAAAATCCATTTAGTATTTATAAGGGAAGCACACCATACTTATATATGAATAGAACCTCTGGAATTCAGGTTCGTGGAGACTTTGATTCTAACTTTGATCGTGGTATCTCTATGCCAATAAATCAGTCATTATCAGAAAACTACAGAGTTAGCGCTATGCAATCTTGGATAAGATATGACCAAGAGTCTTTTACAGGTACCCCAATAAGTTTATTTGAAATAAAGCATAAGGGTGACACAATTGTTTTTTATGTTGTATCAAATGATGAGTTTGGTCAACGAGGCAGGGTATACGCCAAGAATAAATCAGACAATTCAGAGTTCCAGGGAATATCTTACTTCCTAAATGGAACCCTGGTAAGAGAGCCAGTCTTAACCCTTAAAGAGTGGGCAGTCCTAGGTATTAACTTTGGAGAAGCACTAAACTTTGACCTATTTAGAGGTGCTATTAATTTAAATAGCCCAGCGATATTTAATAACATTTCTTACTATCAGGCAAATAACCTTCAGCAGTTGCAGTCAAAGATTAATAGGCCATGGCTTAAAGTAAAGCAAGAAGGTTTGACTGAGCGTGAATGGTCATATTGGCTAAATAACTTTACATGGGAAGGCGTTCTTGTTATTTCAGCCTCAGCCCTATACGGAGTTAATGCACAAGATATTTATAAGAACTATCTAGGAACTAATAAGATTATTATTGATGATGAAGCAGGCATGATTTTTGATGCAGATAAGTTAAAGATCTATAATGATACAACTTGGTCTATATCTGTAGGCACACCAGTCTAATCTGGTATACTTATGGTTATGGATTCTTTAATTAACCCAAAAACTGGTAAACCAATTGTCAATAATGTACGTCGTAAGGTCATTGATAAGCATTATGACTGGGGACTATACGTTTATAAGAAGTCAAACGGAAAGTGGTTTACAGATGGTACGGGGTCTGTTTTAAATATACCTTCTCAGAAGGGTGACATCTCAAAAATTGCTGAACTAAAAAGGGTAGCGGTATTTAATGGTGATGATGGACAAGGAACTGCACACTTTGTTCCTGGACTTACACGGGTATCAGAAGAAGAATATTCAGAACAAAAAGATAGAATGAAGCAGGGGTTAATACCAAACCTTAATGATCTAGGTGCTATTTCAGATGCACAGAATACATTAAGAACTCACGGAAGGGATGCTTACGAAAGTGAGTGATGACGATAACTTTGAGTACATCAGGGCAAGCCTAAATACTCAGGAACAACAAGAAAATGAATTTAAAGCAAACGACCCATTTAATAAAAATTGGGAAGAACTTAAAGAATATACAGGGCTAGACCAAAACTTTCGTCGCCGTGTAGCAAGACAGGTAAGCAAGGCTGTTACTCCAACTGCAGCATATTTAGATTCTGCAAATGCTGTACCGTCTGGAACAGATGCTGGATCAAAGGCTCTTAATCCTGGAACTGTTTATAGAAATGGTTATGGTCTGTTTGATGTAATAACACCACCATACAACATGTATGAACTTGCAAACTTTTATGATACTTCTTTTGCTAACCACGCTGCTATTGATGCTAAGGTAGAAAATATTGTAGGTCTTGGATATAGATTTGATATTGCAGATAGAACTGCTTTAAGACTAGAAATGTCTGAAGATGAAGAAGCAACAAACAGAGCAAGAAAAAGAATTGAAAGAGCAAAGATTGAACTTCGTGATTGGCTAGAAAACCTTAATGATGATGACAGTTTTACAAAGGTTATGGAAAAGGTTTACACAGATGTTGAGGCAACAGGAAATGGTTTTATTGAAGTAGGTAGAACAGTAAAGGGTGAGATTGGCTACATTGGTCATATC